ATTATCTCTCGAAGCTATAGATGTTTGCTCTAATGAGCACTATCTAGTTATTAGCACTCAAAGATGGGCACTTGATGTAGAGGACATTGATGACTTTTGCCAACTCTTAAAAGACTTCATGAATAGAGAACTTAAACAGAAAAAAATAAAATGAAAGTTATTGACGAAGATACTGATATAATTAGCTTTGGAAAGTATTCTGGTAAAACTTACAGAGAGATTTGCGATATTGATCCAGAATATATTATTTGGTTGCATGAAAATGTAAAAGAAATTAAATTTAGAAAATCTTGGATTACTGCTATTGAAATGGATTTAAGAGAAGAAGCATCTGAACTTCATGATATTATTAGAGAGCATTATTATGATATTTTTTAGAGATTAAACAAAATGAAAACAACCTGCGAAAAAAGAGCAATTAAAATTGTAGAGCTTCAAGAAGAGCTTGAAGAGGCAAAAGAAATTATTTATAACTTTGTCTTTCCTTCAGATAGTACAGAACAAACCCATCAAGCATTCCTTAAAAAAGCTGCTAGATTTATCGGAACACAAGCCCATTTTAGTGAGAAAAAGAACTATCTGAACAACTTGAACCTCATCCAGAAAAAATATAAACAATGAAACCAAAAATAGTTAATTGGGAAATATATCATAAAAACTTTGAAATACTTGGAGAGTCTATTATGCATGCTGGAGGTAATCCCTTTAAAGTATTAAAAGATAATGAAGACTTTATGAGAATGCTTGCAAATAATCATATTGAAATAGGTTCTTGTGTTAAGCATAACCCAGATTTAAGCAATGAGTGATCTATGGTTTAATGTTAGATTTGGAGCATTTCATTTACAATGCAAAAAATATTCATTGACTAAATGGAATTTAAGCTATAATAGTTATTGGAGCAATTGGAAATGGCTTAAAGAACCATTTGACATTTGCGAATTTGAATGGAAAGGATGGAAAAATGAGTAGAAAACTAAAATTTAGAGTTTGGAACCCAACATATCAAGAAATGTTGTATCCATCAAGCCCAACTAAAAATGGAGACTATGAAGAAAAAATTTATCTTCAATTAGATGGTCAATTAATTGGAGATTTTAAACATACAGGTCTTATTAATTGCTCAGAACACTATGTCATTCAACAATTCACAGGAATGCTTGATAATAATGGTAAAGAGATCTATGAAGGAGATATAATCAAATATTCAAGATTATTTGAAGCAACCTCCGATGAACCTACCCATATCAAAGAATTAACATCTTTTATTAGATATGAAAGTGCTAAATTTGGATTTGATTTAAAAGGATTTAATGATATGTTTTGTGATTTAAGTGATGGATATAATGTTGAAGTAATTGGAAATATTTTTGAAAATAAAAATACACTTGACTCCTAAGACAAATACTATAGAATAAAGTGATGTCAGAAGAACTTAAAAAAATCTCTAAAGACCTTGACAAGCTTGAAGCAGAAAAAGAGACTTGGAAAGAAATGTATGAGATGCAAACTAGGCTTGTCCTCAGTCTAGAACTTGATAAGATTGAGAAAGAAAAAGAAATTGATAGCTTAAAAGAAACCCTCAAACTCCAAAAACATGTATACGATGTAGGTGCTGAAGATTTAGAATTAGATAAAAGAATTGAATTTTTAGAAGAAACACAAAAACAATTAGCCAAATGTATTGAAAAATGTTGGAACTGCTTTGGTTATTCAAAATTCAAGATCTGGGACTTTGTAGATGGTTTAGAATTACTAGTCGAAAAGGTACAAGATGTTGTAGAGGATGAGAGAATACATCAAAAAATAGTAGACCAGACCTATGACATCCTTACAGGGAACCCCCCTGTAGACCTACCTAAAGGTATTTTTAGCATTCCTAAATGTGTGGAAAATATGTTTGAAGAACTTAAAGATCTAGTAATTGAGAACAAAAGACTAGAAGACAAATTAGAAAGATATAGAAAAGAAAATAAAACTCTCCAAAGCTATCTCGATAACATTAACAAAAATCTTAAACAGATGACCGGAGAAAAATAATATGACACTCAAAACCTTTACAACTCTCATTGAAGGACTCAAAAGCTATAGAGATAAAAAAGACAAGCTCTATACTTTAGGAATAGATATCCTTAGCTTTGATGAAGACTATTATAGAGAGGTAACAAGACCTTTGATGGTAGAAGCTTTTACTGAAGAAGGAACGGAATGGATCTATTGGTACTTGTATGAGAAGGAATCTTTATCAGGAGGACCTCTAAAAGCCTTTGACAAAGAGGGTAATGAAATCTGCTTTGACATTCCTTCATTATATGATACAATAAAAGAGTACTTAAAATGACTATATGGCATGAACTGTTTCTAATTTGTTTTATTGTTGTTTGTGGTGCAATTGCAGTAGCCATGAAAGCTTTAGAGGATAAAAAATATTTTGAGGATGAAAAGAACTTGATTCAACCTATTACATGAGAGCATTTAAACTAAATTCTGATTGTCATAAAAGCTCTGGTTGGAAAATAGAAACCTGTAGAGAATTTATTATTTTTCTAAATGAGTATGCTGATATTCATTTAACAGAAACCGAACCCACTTTGATATGTTCTAATAATGCTATGGAATTTGTTGAAAAGTTGCCTGTATTTCAATGGAGTCCTGTTAAATGTTCTGGAATATCTATACCAGATTATATAGGACATATTCAATTTAAAAACAAAAAAATAAAATTTATTAAAGATAAAGAGTTGGAAAATGTAGTTATAAAGACACAATCTGGAAACGTTATAGCTTCTAATTAAAATGAGAGCATTTAAATTTAGAGTTTACGACGAAAAGAAAAAATGTTGGGTAGAGGATTATATCCAATATTATCCAATGGATACTTTCGTTAAACAAGGTCATATTATTCAACAATTTACAGGTATGTTGGATAAAAATCTTCAAGAAATTTATGAAGGAGATTTGGTAAAAGCCAAAACTGGTATTGTATATACATGCAAATATTCCAACGAAGAAGCTGCTTTTATTCTTGAATTTGTAGATAGTTTTGTGTATCTTTCTGACTTTGATCATTTAGAAGTCGTGGGAAATATTTTTGAAAATGGAAATTAAATATCAAAAAAGACTGGAGATTAAAAGATGAATGAAATTTACAGAGAAGAAGCAAAAAAATGGGAAGCTCTTTATGATGAGGTTTATGATGCTTTGTCAAATGAGATAGATAGAGATTCTCAAGGCGAATTAGAAACTTTGGGACAATGTGCCAAAAGAATTATCAAAGAACGAAACGAACTTATAGCTGAACTTAAAGAATACAGATCAATCGCAGAAAATATTGGAGCAGAAAAAGAAACTCTTAAACAGTTATCTCAATGGGAAGACTTGGTCTTTAGCCATCAAGAAGATTTTGAAAAAGAATTTTGTAGTGATAATGAACTTTTGGGTTTGTGGTTTGGTTCAGAATGGGTTAAAATCTGGTACATGCATAGTGAGGGAATACATTATACTAATAGTTTCCCCATAAAAATCTTTTTAGAATTTGTGGAAAAATATGAAAGACACATATATTGCAAAAATTAAAATTTATTATACAATATCGTAATGTCTAATACTAAATCAGTTGTTATATACAGCGGGGGGATGGATTCAACAGTAATCTTACATCATGCTATTAAGAACTTTGAAGATGTTTATTGTTTAACATATAACTATAATCAAAGACATAAACTTGAAATTGATAAAGCTATTAATTATACAGCTGATTTAGGTGTTGGTGAAGGTCAAAAGATTCAACAACATATTATTGTTGATTTGACATTTTACGCTAAATTAGCTACTGCATCTGCTTTAACTAATCCTAATATTAATGTGCCTAAAATGGCGGAGGTAATTGGAGAAGCTCAAACTTTGGCGTATGTTCCAAATCGTAATACAGTAATGCTTTCAATTGCTGCTGGATATGCTGAATCTATTGGAGCAGAAACTATTCTTTATGGTGCTGCTATGGCAGACGACACGAGCGGTTTTTGGGATTGTACAAATCATTACCTTGAACTTTATAACTCTATTTTAGCGCTTAACCGAAAGAATACTATTCAAGTTCAGGCGCCGCTTATTAAGATGTCTAAGAAGGAAATTATTCAATATGGCGTAGAGCTCGGTATTAATTTTTCTAAGACGTTAACCTGCTATAATGGGGAAGAGGTGGGCTGTTCTCAATGCCCGGCTTGTGCCGCTCGTTTGCGCGGCTTTATAGACGCAAAGTTAATTGATCCGGTTAAGTATGCTATAGACATTGACTGGACTAAGTATGGGTGTCAGCCTATAATGTCCTAATGTGCTCTGTAGCAGGCAGTTCTAACCTCGAGAAAGCATATACTCTTTACAGGCTAGGTCTTGATAGAGGTTATCAGTCATCAGGGTTCTTAGGAGTGACCCAGAACAACTTTGTCTTACTAAAGCAAAAGGATATCTTTGAACTCGACTATCTCAAAGAAGAGATGAAGCGTACAGAGGAGTTCCCTGTCTACTGTTTGTTTCATTCAAGAGCTCCGACCAATACTGTTAGTCAAAGTTTTTCACCTAAGACTACACATCCCTTTTCGTTTAAGAATTGGTTTGTGGCACAGAACGGAATCATTCAGAACTTTAATGAACTGAAGACTGAAGCTACATGTATGGCCTTTAATGTCGACTCGGCTATGGTTCCCTATGACTTGTATTGGAAGAGAGGCGACATAGCTAAGACCTACGAACGTTATAAAGGCCTTTTAACTTCCTGGATCTATAATTCTATTACTGGTGAGATCTTCTTAGTTAAAGCCGGCTCCTCTCTACATATGGACGAAGATAGCTTTTGTTCAGTCTCTTTTGAAGGTTCTCATATAGTTGAACAAGACGGAGTAGTGACTAAATTTAACGGAATGCAGTTTGAAATGTACCAGACCTTTAACTATGACAACCCCTATTTTATTTTATGAAACAAGTATTACTCGTAACCGCAACTAAAGCTAAGACTCTAGAAGAGTTTCAGCAAAGACCTCTAGCTAAGTCTTTACAAGTGCTCTGTGACAGGAGATACGACAAGTCAATGTTCGACTTTGAAGTAGTTAAGGATAACTCAACCGGCTTACCTGAAGTCTACAACCGCTATCTGACTGAAGAGAATAAGGACAAATTACTACTTTTTGTACACGACGACTTGGAGATCCATGACTTGAACTTAGTAGAGAAGCTTAACCAGTCGCCTTGGGATATTACCGGTCTGGCGGGAGGTGCTACGTTTGAACTAAAAGATAAGAACTTATGGCACATTTGTTCAAAGCGTGAATCTCAAACCGGCTCTGTCAGTCATCCTCTCTGTTGGCAGGAAGGCAATCAGCTCAAAGTAGACAATACCCGACAGATTGTTACCACCTTTGGACCGACCCCTATGAGAGCTCTAATTCTAGATGCACTGTTTATGTGTGTTAACGTTGAGAGAGCTCTAGAGGTAGGCTTTAAATTGGACGAAGACTTTAAGTTTCACCACTGGGACATTTCTTCCTGTCTTTTGGCTAATGAGAAGAAGCTAACTATGGGCACCTATCCTGTTTACTGTCTGCATCATGGCCTGGGCAATTCGTTTATGTCTCAGGACTGGGAAGATTCTAATAACATTTTTAAAGATAAATGGCAAAGTGCCTTGAAGAAGTCTGAATAGCCTTTATATTATTACACACTATGATTATTAAACGCGATAAACTAAAAGAGTTAACTGGATCTGATTACTACTGCGGTAAAGCGCTACATGAACGCTTAGCTTACAAGCTTTACAAGAAGGAAGTTAACCCTTTGGGCAATATTATTTCTTTTATTGCTCCCATGACTGTGATCGAGAACCTTATCGACCTCGAGGATTCTCTTAACAAAGACTATATCTATTCTGAGTCAGCTATGAATTTCCTTATGGAGATTCCTGGTAAGGATCTTTGGGGTGGTACCTTGTTCCAGCGCTTGCTTAATGCTCAGGTCGGCTCTTTACTCTGTTCAAAGTATCTGGAGACTGATGGTTATGTTGACGGAGACGACATTATGGTCAAGGACGGAGATGAGTATAAGAAGGCTTCAGTTAGTATTGCAGCTGAGAAGAACGGAGCCGTTCTAATCCATCTCGGTATTAATATTAATGCCGGTCCTAAAGCACCTTCATTTGCCTATTCAACCAACCTTTCTGAAGAGAAGGCTGTTGACTTTATGACTGAAGTTGAAGGTATCTTTTATGAGATTCTAACTTCGGTCTTTGTAGCGACCACGAAAGTTGTAGTGTGACGATATTTGACTATCTTAAAGACGTTGTTGTGTTCAAGAAGGGCAGTCTGCCTTTAGACGAGTACATTCCGTTTCTCATCAATCGGTGGCTGTCCTTCTTTACCCCTCAAGTCTGTCCTGCTATTAACGAGAGTGTTAATAGACTGGGTAGTATGGACAAGGAGCAGCATTACAGGCTTTTGCTAAGGCTTTTTCCTAAGCAGAAGTTTATGCCTCGGATCAACTATATTAAGAAAGTCAAACACGAGAAGACTAAAGAGGATGATAGAATAGAACATCTATCCCAGAACCTAGAACTGTCACAGAGAGAAACGAAACTATTACTGGAACTTACTGAACAATTAACTTAAATTTAAACATATATGATAGCTAACTCAATGGCCGGCCTTGCTGCCGAAAACAACGGAATCGCACCTGAAGATTATAAAGACTTACCCTTACCGGAAGACTACGAAATTGTAGAACTTTTGTCTAATGTAATTTCTGCAGAGTACGTTGATACTAGTCCAGATGGAGAATCGATTGTTCGTAACGGAATTTATCTACCCAAGTCAGTAATCGATCACAGGGCTTGGCGTGTAGCTAGAGTAATTCTTGCAGGCCCGGCATGCAAGCAAGTTAAGCCAAATGACATTATTATTTTCCCGGGAGATAGAGGATTGCAGTCAATTCAAAAGAATGGTAAGATGGTTATTTTTCTATCTGAAGAACGCATCTTCGGTATTTGTAGACCGATGGCAAAAGAAGAATCGAAGAAAGATAAAAAGAAGAAATGAGATTAGGCCGTGCAGCATTAGCTCAGCTTTTGATGACTAATGTTGTTGAATTGAGATTTAAAAGACGTATTGAGAAGGCTGGGTTCGGTGATTATCGCCGAATGCTGTGCACTAATGATAGAGGTCTTCTTATGTCTCAACTCGGCCGTAATATCCTCAACTTTGAACCGGCAACTCAACCTCCTAAGTATGACCCAGCTTCTAAGAACCTTATCATCACCTGGGATATTTTTATGCAGAATTATAGATGCATTAACTGTAATGATGTGGAGGTGGTTGCCGTTATCAAGACCTCTCCTGATCCTAAAGAGTTTTGGCAATACTTCAATGACAAGATTGCACCTATGCCGGCAGTTCAGAAGGCTGCCTTTATGAACAAGTAATATTATGATATCCGTACCTTCAGCCTATTTAGAAGAGTTGCCCGGAGAGGCTTTTCTCACCCGAGTTCTTCAATCACCAATTAAGTTTATTTTAGGACAGAAGACTATAAAGCAAGGAAGGCTAGTTCTGTTTAAACGCACCCATTACTATCTTCATATCACTTTATTAACTTCTAAAGATACTAAAGAGTCGTTTGAGATTCCTATCCCTTTTAGAGTTGAAGAGTACGCCCAGGAAGGACTGGCTTATTTTGATTATAGGGTGCAGGGCTTAGGAGGCATGCATGAAGAGCTTAATAACAGACTAGCAAAGGTTAGAATCAAATCTACCAACCCTTCACAATATCTCAATAAGATCCTAGAGATTCAGACCAATTCTGTATAAATAATATACATATGGCAACTAAAAATTTTGATTCTCTTTTTGAACAACTCCTAACTGAACTTACACCTGTTGGTGCTGAATATGAAACGTTTTCCGGATCACTTAAATCAGGTATTGGATCAGCTCCTGGTGGTGGATACCTCATCGGTAAATTAGCTGATGTTTTAGGTAAATCTAAAGAAGAAGTAGTCGACATGATTTCTAAAGAGCTTTACGACAAAGTGTTCCCAGGTGGTACAAATCCTGCTAACAACGAAGATGCTTATCGGGCTTCTATCACAAATGCTTTAATTGAAATTGTTAAAAGTATTCAAGAAGAGCAAGGAGTTAAGATTCCTGGTGCTGGTAGAGCTGTAGCAGGTTATACAGCAAGACTTATTTCCCAGCTTGGTGCTGCTAAGAAGGAGTATGGTGCTAAGGTATCTAGACAAGAAGTTAAAGCTGCCGTAGAAGATGCCGAGCCTGTAGAGAACGGCAAGCCTGCTGCTCCTAAGGCACCTAAGGCTGCTCGTTTTATGGACGAAGCTGAATATGAAATTTTAACTCCTGATGAGATGTCAGGTGCTGGTGTTGAGCTCTCAGACGATCTTAAGACTTATTATGCTCGTGTTGAGAACATCGCCGACCAAGTTCAAAAAGGATCTGATCTCGTTAAGGCTGTTCAACGCGGAGGTACTGATGTAGGTTCTGCCACTAAGGCTGTTAGCGCTTTGATTAGAGCTGGTGCCATCAAATACGCTTCAGCTGAGAATTCAGATCAGGATATCGAAGCTTTAGAAGCTGGTGAAGAAGATATTGAAGATATTGGCCGTAAAGAATTTGAGCGCTCTTTTGGCAAAGTTTATAAAGATTATATGGCTTCCCAGCCCGGTGCTATGTCATATGGATTTGAAGACTAATTTTTAATATGAACATCAACACACCTCACTTTAATACTATTCTCGAATCTGTTAATTCAACTCTTAACGAAGCTAAGAAGTCTTATTCTTCTAAAAAGATGAAAATGACTAAAGCAGTTAAGAAGAAAGTTAGAGCTAAATCAAAGTAATCTGCTCTACTTCAATCCCGAATTCTTTTGCTATCTCTTTAAAGGGATAAGGTATATCGGGTCTATATTCGTGTTGGTAGACGATCTTTTTAATCCCGTAAGCTGCCAAGGACTTTAGACAGTCATTACAAGGCGACAGGGTACAGGCAGCTAGATAGCATTCATCAGGTCTTACCATCCTCAGTCCATTTATTTCAGCATGGACAGCTCTAAGAAGCTTTTCTTTTCTATTATTCCAATCTATCTCTACTCCAGAGGGGGCGCCATTAAAGCCTGCTGAAGCTATAGTGTTGTCGTGTCTTAGGAGCACACATCCTACCTTATGCCTCGGGTCCTGAGACCGAAGAGCTACTACTTGAGCTATGCGTAAAGCGTATTCTTCCCAGCTAATTCTACTCTCGGCCATCTTATGGTTCTTCAAATGCAGGTAGTTCTGCATCAGGTACAATTAGTAGACGCTCAATGTCATCGATCTTGAACTTGATCATAACTAATGAGACAGTGACGGCCAGGAGAAGGCCTACTACAGCAAACTTCCAAATAATATTAAATGTATCCATATTATACTAAATGTTCTTCAATAGCTTGTTCTAGTAAGTCATTAATGACATCATTAACAGAGACGTCTCGTTCGCAAGATTCTTGTACTAGCATTTCTAGGATGCTTCGATCCCAGTCTGTTATATCAATTTCCATTTTTACGTAAGGGGTAAGCTTAACGGCTCCGTCTACTACTTCCCAGGAGTACTTTTGACCCTTCTCCATTTTAAGCTCTTTGAGCTCTTCGTCAGTAAATTGAATGAAGTATTCTTCGCGCGACTGCACTACTTTTTGAATAGGTTGTTTCATAGAGAGTATTATAAAAGGAAGTTTTAATTACGCAAGCTGTTTTAAAAACTGTTCTTTACTTTCGGCATTTAACCGATCCTTTATATAGACTAGCAAATGTTTAAGTTCAGTGTTCGTTAGATGCAGTTCTACTCTTATCCCGTCGTATTCAGATCCGTAATCACATTCTATCTTAACAGTTACCGGGGGACAGTGCCTGAACAGAGTACCGGAGAAGTCAGAATAGTAAATAGTTTCTTCTGGTTCAGCAGGTTTAAGTACCTTTTTCATACAGATAATTTAGTTGCCAGTTCCTTAAATGGCTACTAATATAGGGTGTATGGCTGGAATGTCACAACGCGAATACAACGAATTAGTCGACGAAGCTTTAGTACTCTTTGGAGGAGGAGCTCCGTGCTGTAGTATTGATCCTCGTCTGTGGGGTGACTTTAAAGAGCTCTACAAAGAGTTTAATGATGCCGTTCCTAAGTCTGATCAGTGGTCATTCGATCAGGTTTCAGAATGGCTGGACGCATACAAAGAAGCTAAGATACAACAACAAAAAAATCAATGATTGTTAAAAAAATTACTAACCCCCCTGTAGAGGGTATTTACTCTTCTACTTTAAAAGCTAGGGTCTGGTGGGTTGTTCGAGACTTGCTTTCCTATATCCCTTATCCTGTTCGGGACTTCTATTGGAAGCATATCCGCACTTTGTGGAAGCCTCAGCATTCCCGGGTCCGTAAAGCTATTCCTCGGTATTGGGTTGATAAAGATCGTATTCTTCAGAGTGTCTGTTTTGAGATCATTAAATCCTTTTATGAAGATGAGTATAAGGCTGGTACAGTTGACTGGGAAGGCACAGGAGGAGATGCTATGAAGTTCGTTGACTGGCTCGAACAGGCTTATACATATATTACATCTGTTCGTCCTACTCTAGAAAAGCGAATCGAAGAAGCTTATGACACCTCTAACTACAGGAAAGTAGAGAAGCTTGAAGGTCAAATGGAAGACATGGATACTGAAGTTCTTACTGATCTGGTCAAGTGGCGGGGACATATGTGGACTTAGTATAGAGGTACAATTTGCTAATGTTTGGTTGTTGAATATCTTTTTTTATAGACAGATAAGATTTTAAGTATATTATAATAAATATACAATTATGTTACCAACTGTTATGCTCGATATGGACGGCTTACTGGCCAATCTATTTGATACAGTTGGTCATAAATTTTACGGTAAAGACTATAAACTTCTCACTAAAGAAGAAAAACTAAAAATTAAAAAGATTTGGGTTAATAAAAAAGAGTTTACGAAACATTTTACTTCCGTAAGAGAGTTATTTGCTGACCTTGAGCCGTTCGGTACTAACGGCGAAATAACTAAAGCAATAGTACAAGCTGTCGTCGATGTTTTTGGAGGGTATAATATTTTGTCTCATCCTGCATCAATTGACAAAGAAGGATGTATTCAAGGAAAGAAAGAATGGATTAGGAAACATTTAAACCCTCTACCTAAAGAAATGTTCTTTCCTCAAAACAAATCTGACTATGCTATGAGAGAAGGAGTCGCTAATATTCTTGTAGATGATTTTAGTCCATACATTGAGTCTTGGAGATCAAAAGGAGGTTACCCGATACAGATCAGGTCAGATATGTTTAAGTCTGGAGAAGAAGCTAAAAATATTTTAACAAAAGAATTAGAAAAAGCAAAAAGAGCTCTTGTAAATGAATCAAATTTTATTAGAATGGTAAGAAACATTCTCAATGAAACTAAATACTAAAAACTACACTAAGCTTGTTTCTTTATTTCTAAGCACAACTTTTATTTGTTCCTGTACCTACAATGATATGAGTAGGCTGTTTGCTGACCGACCTGATTCGTATGCTAAGTTTATGGGAGAGTTTGATTATACCAAGGAAGTCAATGAGTCAGCTTATAATAAGTTCGGAGTAGACTTTAAAAGACCGATATATGAGACTAAAGACAAAAAGAAGATGTACTATGTAGGGGGTAATGTTTATCATAACTACGATCTCTTCAATAGATCTTATTACGTTAACGGGTTCGGTCATATAGGGGTTGAGTATTAGGATAGTTCCTATATACTGTTTATATGAAGTCTATTGATATGCTTATTATTGTTGCTATGTTTGGATTACTTTTTATAATTGATATTCAGCAGATGGTTAAGAACCGAGAACTACAAGCTCAAATTGATGAGCTGAAGATTATTGTAGAACAGAAGTTTTTACCAGCTATGATTTTAGAAGAACCTAATATTAGATAATGCGTACTATTATTATTCCAGATATCCATCAAAGAGTAGATACCATAAAAGCTATTCTTGATATTGAAAAAAACTATGATGAAGTAGTTTTTCTTGGTGATTTTTTTGATTCCTTCTACGAACCTCCTTATGTTGCTTCGTTTGAACATACTTGTGATTATCTTAAACATCTTGTTTTAGATCATCCCGATAAAGATAAATTTGTTTTTCTGTTGGGAAATCATGATGTTTCTTATATATATGAAAATAAAAATTTTTCAGACAAGGGTATTTCTAAAACTCTGAAATATTACTGTTCTGGATTCACTAAATCAAAAGCTTCTAAATTTCGTCATTGTTTTTTTGATAAAGGTCTTAAAGATGATTTCTTTTTTAAAAATTTTAAGTTGGCATATAGAACACAAGGTTGGACATTATCGCATGGAGGAATTTCTATTCAACATTTCCCCTATGGATATACTATTGATAGACTTATTAATGAATTATTGCCTGATGTTTGGCGTAACTTTAGAAACTTAGAATACAATCATAATTGGCTGATCTCTGGAGCAGGTGTTCACAGAGGAGGTAATCATAGTGTGGGAGGGGTTCTTTGGCTTGATTGGAGGGCAGAATTTTATCCTTCTATAGATATTGGTAAGCAAATTGTGGGTCATACCACAGTCAGGGAGCCTGAGTGTTTACATATGGGTTCAGAATATGAATCTTGGAATCTTGATACTGGAAAAGATTACGGTATAATCATTGACAGTAGGATGACTACAAAAAAGATACCTAATATGGTTGGAAGCCAAAAGCCGGAGACTCTTCGCTGGGATCATTCTGACGAACTTAAAAGGTACTTAGAATTATGAATGTAAGAGAACTAATTGAATTATTGTCCAAAGAAGATCCTGATAAGCTTGTTTTGGTTTCGGGTTATGAATCGGGTTACGAAGCTCTTAAGAAGGTTAGTCAGATAAAAGTTAAACGCGAACCAACCGAGCATTGGTGGGCTGGGGAATATGAAGATTACCCTCCTGAAGAATGTAATATAGAAGCTATACTTTTACCTCGATAAGTCCAGAACTAGAACAGAAGCTAACTGACAAAACCTCTATGGAGTCTCTGATATGAATAAATCTCTCAATTATAAAGACGTTCACCTTGTACCTAATTACTCTGATCTCAAATCGCGCTCAGAGGCTGACACCTCAGTCAAGTTAGGCAATTTTACTTTTAAGCTTCCTATTGTACCGGCTAACATGGCCTCTTGTATCTCTTATGAGAAGGCTACTTGGCTGTCACAGAACGGTTACTTCTATATCCTTCACCGGTTTTATGACTATGATGAGATCTTGAACTGGATGCGTAGAATGAACAAGTGTTCTGATCTTCTACCTTTTGTTTCTATCTCAGTAGGTATTAAGCAGAGAGATGTAGAGTTCCTGGCTAAGGTGGTAGACGAGAAGCTTAGACTTGACTTTATTACTGTTGATGTGGCCCATGGTGACCATGAAGAGGTTATCGGTATGTTAGGATACTTGAGGGCACTTAGACGCTGTGTCTACCCAGAGCTGTTTATCATCGGTGGCAATATTGCTACACGGAGCGCTTTCCAGCGGCTTAAGCCATATGTAGATGCGGTGAAGGTTGGTGTAGGCCCGGGCGCAGCCTGCACAACTTACAATAAGACAGGGTTTGCATCTCCTATGTTTTCTACCGTAAAAGAGATTGCTGAAGTTAAAGAGTCTCATTCTATGGCTGGTAACGGAGAAGGTTCTACACCTCCCTATGTAGCACCTCTCATTATCGCCGATGGAGGTATTTCTTGTAATGGAGATATTGCCAAGGCTCTAGTAGCAGGAGCTGATATGGTTATGGCTGGGTCAATGTTCGCCCGGTGTATTGATTCTCCGGCTATGGTCGACCCTACTGATCCTACTAAGAAGCTCTACTTCGGTTCTGCTTCTGCTATGAACGGCAATAAGAAGAACATTGAAGGACGGACCTTGTCTATGCCTATGAACGGGATGACCTACGAACAGAAGATGAATGAGGTTAGACAGGATTTGGCATCAGCTGTTTCTTATGCTGGAGGCAATGATTTAGAAGCCTTCAAAGAAGTTGAATACCGTCTCATTTGAGTGTATAATACAGAGATGTACTATTTGATTCTTGGTAAAGGTTTTGTCGGTTCTAATCTAGCCCAGCACTTTAAGGATACTAAAGTTCCTTATAAGATTTTTTCTCAGTCAGAGCTTGATTATACTAATCCGTCTGTGTTTGAGAAATATATAAAAGAAAATAATATTGAAATTAAAGAAATTATTATAGCTTTTGGACTAACAGGGGTACCAAATGTTGATTTTTGCGAAGACAATAAAGAGCTCTGCTATGCCTATAACGTCCTCTACCCTATGCAGGTAGTTCGTATCTGTGAGCAGTACGTTATTCCCGTAGTGCATGTAGGTTCGGGGTGCATTTATTCTGGTTACGACAAAGCATACACTGAAGAGGATACCCCTAACTTTGGAATGTTCTCCGACGACTCTTCCTACTACTCAAAGTGTAAGCATGTCTTTGAGACCTTTGCCCAAGGACGGAAGTGTTATGTATTGCGTATTCGGATTCCTTTCACTTCTGATTATTCCCGGAAGAACTACTTCACCAAGCTCCTCAAATACGATACCCTTATTAATGAGCTCAATTCAGTGACCTCTATTAAGGACTTTAATGTATTTGTTGCTAAATTTATCCGCCAGCATCCCGAGTACGGAATTTACAATGTTGTTAACCCTCAACCAGTAAAGGCTGAAGATGTGGTTCAGATTCTTAAAGATCACGGACTATCTAATCCTGATTGGCGTTTTATTTCTCTCTCTGAACTGAACACCAAAGCTAATCGTTCCAACTGTGTTTTATCAACAGATAAGATTGATGCTTTAGGCTTGTCATTACCTGACACCAAGCAATCACTTATTCGGGACATAGCCCAGCTCTCCTTAGTTACCCCATGACCAACGTACAGAAGCTTATAGCTAAGGTGGTAGCTGATTGTCGGCATCATGGCATTGGGTTTCATCTGTCGGGGGACGATTATGTGATGGCTGACGGCATTAAGTGCTCAGGCTACTTTGATGAGACTGACCTTAAGGTAGCCGGAGGCAAAAAGGATTGGGTTGATGTTTTGGTTCATGAGTCCTGCCACCTGGATCAGTTCTTAGATAAGTCCCCTCTCTGGGACGGAGGTGATGCGGGGATAACGACTATTGATAAGTGGATTTCCGGAACTGATTATACCGAGAAGAAGCTTATAAAGTCATTCCAAGATACTATTCTCCTAGAGCTAGATTGTGAGAAGAGATCTATAAAGAAGTTTAAGAAGTATAGACTTAAAGTCAGTGAAGGGCAGTATATAAAGCAGGTTAATAGTTATGTCCTGTCTTATTGGGCAACTTATAGAGACCGGAAGTGGTTTCCCTTCCCTTATAATAATCCTAAGATCGTTCGCCGGATGCCGGATTATTTTCTCCCTAGTGAGGTTTACATGACCCCTCAGAACGATTATCTGAGATATTTTCGCCAGTAGCATTATTGTTTATATGTTTGACTGATAAGGCTCTTACTGTCTAAGAGTATTACGATGCTAATACATCTTACTTGAAGTATTATCGATAATTAATAATTAACTTTATGAACACTGAGACTATTATTAAAATCATCCAAGATAATCTCTTTAACAAAAGTACTTTACCAGAGAACCTTTCATTTAAATCTTCTTTTATACCTTTTGAATATCCTCCGGAGACACCTTGGGAAAGAAATATAAGAGAGAGTATTGGAGACTGGTTGTAGTCCTTTAGTAGCATTATTATTCTAACAGCCATAATTGTTTGTATGGTTGTTGACGTAGAACAAATAAGAGAAGACGAATTTATAAAGTTTCGTAAAGCTATACAGAAATTTTATAAAGATCGACAGGATTTGTATTTTAATATTTTTGAGGAAAAGTTAGAGTTTGGGGTAATTGATGTAAATGATTTTAACTATGAAGAGATATGTAAGGCTGAGGCTGAAGCCCATATGTCAACAAGAGGACAAGAGGTATTAGAGTTTATCAGACATTACGTAGACCAAAGATCTAATGAGATATTAGATGCAGTTAGTGATAAGACGCTACTCAAAGGGAAGGCTAAAGTACAGCTCGAAGTTCTTAAGTATGTGCTTGAAGCAGGAGAAGAAGATTCCCTTAAATAATAGATAATGCGTAAGTACACCTATGATTTCGAAATTTCGACTATGGTTCAGATGTTTGCTTCGGCCATGGATGATATTATCGTTAAGAGGTATAATCGTTACAGAGAGCCTCAGGATTCTATTAAGGTAAGGTTTGTTTACGCGCCCAAGCAAAGAGTGCTGGCAGATTTATTAGATAAGGCCCAGAACCTTCAGTTACCGGTTGTTGCTTTAACTAACGGAGGCATTGTTCGGGATCCTAATAGAGTCTTTAATAAGATTCAAGGGTCTTATATGACTACCTCAAACCCTGCCCTGGCTAATAAGCTCTTACAGCCTGTTCCTATTGATCTTGTTATCAATATGACTATTCTTACCCGCTTTCAAGAAGATTTCGACCAAATAGTAACCAACTTTATTCCTTACTTTGATCCTTTTATTATTGTATCTTGGCGTACCCCTTCAATGCCTGACTATGAAATCCGTTCACAGGTTGTTTGGTCGGGTAATATAGCTGCAACTTATCCTTATGATATTAATAGTACTCTGGTAGCTCGAGTAGAGGGCAATACATCGTTCACTTTTAAAGGATGGCTGTTTAAAGCTTCTGGGGGAGATGATTCTAAGATCTTTACTATTAATTCTAACTTCTCAACTGAAGCAGGATTAAATTCAATGCTTTCCCTTGATCTTCTCAACGCTGATACTACTAAGCGTATTACTCTATCAGCACAACCCCAACCTCGAGTTATTAACTAATATGGCAGCTATTTTAATTAAAAAGCCTTATACCCCTTTTGTTTTTACCTCTGCTTCGAAGACGTTTAGTGTTTACGGTAAATCATTCTTTGCAGTTACTAATGTATATCTTTCAGGTGACCCTTTCCCTACTACCAGCTTCTTTAATCCTTTTTCGGCTTCACCTCGCTTGTCAGCTGCCTATCCCGGCTTTTATGCTTTGAAGTTACCTGCTTCGGCTTATAATTCTAATGGCGATAATACTATAACCTTTACTATGCCTTCTGCTGCAGATCCGGGTTATGTTGATATCGTAGTAGAGAATGAGGCAGGCTATGGAACTTTAACTCAATACGTAATTCGTAGCACTTATAATCCCTATACTTCTGGAACAGCAGAATATAATAGTTTTATACCTTATCAGG